TTTGCTTTTAAAAAAAATATTATTAAAGAATTAAATTTTGATGCAATTGGCTACAAACTTCTTTTAGAAATGCTTGTAAAAACTAAAGGTATCAATAAAATGCAACTCCAGAAGAAATGGAGTAATTTGTCTTTATCAATATTATTCATGTGTTATTCCACCTTGCTTTTGTCCCTCGTATATCGTAGTGAACAAATGTATTATACAATCCTAAACCTCCCTCGCTTATTGCTCCCTCTTCGATTAAAACTTCTATTATTTCATACAACTCAATATTAGAAATATCTTTTATACTAATATCACAAGCCTTTCCGTATGTATGTTGAGAAGTGTCTTTACTTCCGATTATTCTATTGTGTTTTATTGAGCGATAGCCACTATTTATATGCATCGGTTTACCTATGAAATGACGAACAACTTGTATATTCTTAGCTAATTCTTTTATATTCTCATAGACACAATGAGGCATTATCTCGCCATCTTTTGAGTCAAATTCCGATTTACTAAAGTTTTTTGTCATTTTTATTCATCATTAAAAACCACTTCGTTAAAGTATAACCTATCGTTACTAATAGTAATACTATCTTTAACGCTAAATCAATATTACTCATGCTTATTGTTAAAGATAGTGAACTAAATAAATATATTTTAATGTCTGTGAAATTCATAGTTTAGATTTTATCTCTTTGGTAGTTGCCACCTAAAACTCTTGTATTACCCTCTCCACTTATACTTGCTGCGTATGTTTTCCATCCATAAGGATGCTTGTAAATTGGTTCTTCTTGCGTTCCCTCATTTGCTAAGTCGCTCCAAACAACATCTAATTGATATTTCTCAGAAAACTGTGCTTCTGTTTCTCCCTCGTCGTTTACCACTTCGGCAATCTTTTCAGCCTTTAAACCAAAGATTGCGTTGTTGTTTGGATTCTCTTCAGTTGACTTTATACTCTCAGCCATTTCCTGCGCCTTTTCAAGACTTGGGAATAAATATTTTCCGTGTTTCATTATGAGATTTTTATTGATTTTGTTTGACCTTTAAATACAGATGCATCATTCCCGTTACCTACTTGAAGTTCGTTAAATTCTTTACTAATAGATGATGTACCCGTAAAAAAAGATACGTCATTTATAAAAAACTCAAAATTCTGACCACTCGAATCTATTCTGTACTTATTCATTATAGATATATCTGTCGCAGTAGTATTAAAATAGTCTATGTCTTTAACTCCATTGGCGAAAGAATTAAAAAAAACACCTCCCGAAGTAAATCCAACCAATACTCTGTTTGATGTGTCTGAAGATTTAAGCAGAGCAAAAGAACCATCGAATAAATTAGCACATTCAATCTCTAAAGTAAAATTACTACTATCAATATACTGACTAATATCTCCTGTTTCAATCCCTGTATCTGCTAATCTTACGGCAGTCGCTCCATCTGTTGGAATGTATGAAGTTGCTTTGTCTCCTGCTTCTACTTGAACACCCCAAAGGAAAAGTTTATCTCCTATTGGTACAGAAGAATTGAAACTTGTTGAGTTTGATGTTATCCCAAAATCTAAAAGATTATTACTTATGGATGCAGGAGTTTCAAACTTTATAGCAACTCTATAAGTGTTATTGATTAAATCTTCGTAAAATATAACATCATAAGAGCCCGTGTTACTTGTTACGCTTTTACTATCAACATTTATTATAACAGAATTATTGTTTGTTAAATCTCTGAAATAGAAAAAACCATTGTTTGCGAATTTTTTTAAATAAAGTGATACAGAATAAACAGTTTCGGTACTTAAATTAAATGATGCCCTAATTCTATGCTCCGAAGACAAGACAGAATTTGAAGATATTGATTTCATTGTATCTTCTCCTTTTGGAGACTGTGTTGTATATGTGTTTTTGTCAACATTTGACTCAACCCAATAACTCTGACTAAAATCCTCACTATCTTCAATCAAATTCTCTGCTTGTGGCTCTGTTAAAAGTACAGGACACCCACCATCAGTATAATCCATTCTAGGAACATTGTCTCCCATAACCTCTATGAAACCATCTTCATTTATTCTTGTAGCACTTGAAGCTCTATCAAGAGATAAATCTGCTGCATCTACATTTGGTATTTCAGTATATGTTTTACCTGCTTTGTATGCGCTTGGTGTGTATTGAAATTTAACACTCATAATTTTATATTTTTATATTTATTCTTGAACTAAACATTCAGGGGATTCAACAATTCCTCCATCAACTAATACTCTATCTCTAAATAATGTAGAGTTTCTGTAACCTCCAATGTAAGCTATGCCACTAGCAATCCAAGCATCAAAGGTAGGGAAGAAGTTAGCGAAATCAGTTTCTTTTGAGGTTAGTGTTATATTATATCCATTAAAGTCTCCCATTTCTCTTCCTGTAGCAGAATTACCCTCAGTAACATCTACTCCATTCTCAAGACCAACAAGCATTATATTGTTTCTAAAGTCTTCTACAAATACATAAGGAGTTGAGTATATCATTCTCTTTATCTCTTCGTTATCTTCTTTCGTAAGACCTGTGAACTGTACTGTTAATACTTGCTCAAAGAATGTTGTACCACTATCTTTTGAAGATGTTATGTTTTGTGTTAACTCTGCGTTACCTCTTATATCGTATCTAAATAGAACCACGCTTGGAGCAGGTAGATTTTGATTTATAGACAGAATGGTTTCTCCATCTGTGTCGTAGGTAACATCTTTTATAACATCATAATTAGCGAAATAAAGGCTTCTTACACCTCCAATCGCATCCTTACAAGGCTTTAATCTACCTGTATTTAAAAGACATGCCATATTATTGTTTTTTAGTTTTTTCTTTGTCCTGCTTACTTAAAAAAGCCTTTAGTTTATTCTGATTAATCAGCTTAGGCTTATATGTTGTTATCTTAGATTCCATGAGTTATATGTTACATGTTGGTCAGGATTTATATCCTCGTTTGTGTTAGTATAGTACTCAGGGTATCTGTTTCTTGTTCCGTTACTACAAAGGTACTCTATAAGCCTATTTGAGTAGTAATCAGCGTAGTTCTTGTGCTTTCCAACAAGGTAGTCCACCTCTTCTTTTGGAACAGTCTCAGAAGTCTCTATTCGATGCTTGTATATCCCTGCGTTACTAATACTATAAGATGCAAAACCTAAATACTCAACCATTCCGAAATGTATTAGTATAGGCTTTATGTAATCGTCAACTAATAACTCGTAATCTCCTGTTAGGGTACTTGCTATTATGTCTGAAGATATTTTGTCGTATAAGTCAGTTCCAAGAAGATTCTGTACATGTATCTCTTGAGCAATCTCAACAAACTGTAGAAACTTATTTGAATCTACACTTCCCGATAAAGATGTCTTCTTTACTATGTCTTCTGTTTTTATGAATAATGCTTTTGCCATATTATATGTCTTCTTCTGTTACAGATTCGCTATTAGATGATTTCTGACCTGTTTGTTGCTCTATCTCTTCTTCTGTGATAGCGTTAGTCAAATCAGTAAATTCAAGAGGTTGTAGCGTCTTAAAATAGAGTTCCTTGCCTTCGTGCCCATTAAAGTCTAATATCCTCTCAAAAGCGTCTAATATAGTTGTCTGATAAGGTCTTATAACTATGTTATCCATAAGGGTAGAAGCAGTCTGTAACTCTTCTGCGTTATTACCTAAACCTGTTTGTTCTTTTATTCCAACTATCATTCCTGATACTATCCTGTGAGAAACCATTATCTTGTTTCTTGCTTCGTCTGCTAGGAATTGATACTGCTCTGCTGCATCTGATAATATTACAGGTTCTATTGATGCTGCTAACTCCTTACTGTCATTAAAAGCTATAATCGACCTTCCTGCATTTGCAGAGCCACTAAACTTAGTATTTACTGAATCTTCTACTATCTTTCTGTCTTGCTCAGAAGGAACTCCATTATTGAAGTTTATAAGCATACTTGGAGAAAGTCCATTCTTTATATTACTTAAATGATAGTTTGCTATCTCTTCTTCTAATTCAGCATATTGAATACCCCCTTGATAAGATACAGGAGAGTAGTAAAAGTAACCTGAACGATAAGGTTTTATAAATAGAATCTCCATTTGCTTACCATTACCATATCCAAAAGCAGGGTATCTAACAGGAGCGTTCTTTCCTGACCTTGTTGCTTCTTCCCAATTAGGAGAGTAGTAATATCCCTTTACAACTCCATTAGAAGCCTTCTCTGCCCTTAAAGTCTCAACAGGCATATGTACCACAGGCATTATCTCATTCCCTGCCTTAGAATAGATGATTTGACAAGCAGCACCACCAAGATTGTAAAAGTCATGGCATATTCTTCTTGCGTCATCTTTTGGGAATTGTTTCTTTATGTAATCTGATACACCACTCTCTTCTTCTTCATAGCATTCTATACCTTTTCCGTATATCATTTCAACGATACCATTTATAGCAGCGTTATTTGTAGCACTACCATTGTATCTATTTATAAGGTATTGGTAGTAATCATTATCTTCTCCGTATTCAATCCAATCTTGACCTGCAACTTCCGATACATCAGGTCTTGTATAAGATGACATTTCAATTACATGGATAGCTCCAATGTCTTTCTTCTTCTGATTGTTATGCTTTCTTCTACTCATATTAATGTCTTACGATGTATTTGTTGTCGTTAGTATTAGCCTGTACATAGTCTCCTTTTTGTACATTGTATCTATCGTACTCTGATTGGTCTGTGCATAGAACTATGTCTCTGTAGTAAACATCATCCTCTCCTATTGCATTGCTTATCTCTTGCTCTGTACAGAAAACTGCTTCAGCTATACCTGAGTCTTCAGAAACTCTATTAAAAAACTCTAATAAAGATGATACGACTATAAGAGAGTATCTTGAGCCTTCTGTTAACTCAAATGAAGCTGATGCCTCCATGTAATTGCCTACTCTACTAAATTCAGCAGGGTATATTATAGCATCTCTTTCGTTCTTTCTTACTAATACTATTTTGCCTGATACGATGTACTCTCTTGGTGTAAACTTAATTACTTGTGTATCTGTATCTGTCCTTAGTATTATCATGTAAAATTAACTAAGTGGGTTTTATTGTTTCTACCAAAAAAAGGCAGCCGAAGCCACCTTTAATCTTTTAGTAAGTAATTATACTATACTTCTCTCTGAGCACCTGCCGTAGCAGTACCTGAAATTGCATCTAAGAAAGATGATGTAGATAATGAAGGGTCTACGAAATTAGCAAAAGAAATCTCATTTGCTGTGAAAGACATAGTATAACCATTAAGGTCTCCCATTTCTCTTCCTGTTACTGCCGTACCTTCTGTTACATCTGCACCATTCTCAAGACCTACTGCCATGATACTCCCTTTATAATCTTCTACAAAGATATGAGGACTTCCGTAAGCCATTAGTTTTAATTCCTTATTGTCTTCCTTTGTAAGTTTAGTGAATGTTACACTAAGAACTTGTTCAAAGAATGTAGTTCCATTTTCTCTTGATGAAGTGATGTTCTGAGTTAATTCAGAGTTCATCTTAACATCGTACTCGTAATAGTTAAAAGCACCTGCTACTTCAGTAATCTCGTCATCAACAAGAGTTACATCTCCAAGAGTGCCAAAGTCTACAAAGAATATTTTCTTTATACCTCCAACTGCGTCTTTACAGGGTTTTAATCTACCTGAGCCTAATAAACATGCCATATATTATATTGTTTTGTAAAAGGGGTTTTTACACCCCTCTTGTTAGTTAATTATCCTAGTTTGCGTCATTTACAACTCCGTAAGTAACAATCTCTTCAGGATATGCGTAGTTTACAGCTGCAGTCCATCTCATTCCAAATCTTACGTTTTGAGATAAATCTACATCTTCCATGTCTTTGATTTTTAACATGTTCCAATCAGAAAGCAATCCTGTACCAAACCATAACCACCGGATAAAGGGGTTCATCGGGGGCATAAGGGTTTTCCCTCACCGTTTCGTATTGGCCGGATGCCGGATTGTATAAAACCGGCCTGCGCTCAGGCAGATACATCAACTCGCTGCCGTAAGGCATCTTGCGAGTGTTCGCGGCCGTCAAAGGTAAGCGCAGGGAACCC